AACTCCTTGAGTAGTATTGAATGTCTTTAAGTTATTTTGCTTATTATTAAATGTACTCCAATCTGTTGAACTTAATGCTCCTCTATTACTAGCAGAGGCTGTTGGTAAATTAAACGTGTGCGTTGATGTAGTAGAGTTAATAGCAAAATCAGTTCCTGATGTACCTGTTGCAAAATTCTGCACTTGTGCTGTTAGCCCATTTAAAGCAGTAAGTCCTGTTGAGAATGTAGTTATAACTTGGCAAAGATTATTATCCTCTGTATGTAATGTAATAGTTCTTCCGCCATTATTAACCCATATTCTAACAGCCAGTCTATCTGTTGCTAATAATGTCGTTTGTGGAACTGCTAAAGCACTTACATATAAATCAGTAACAGTACCATTAGTTATCCCCTCAGGATTTGCTGAACTACTTGCTATTAAGGATAGAGTTACTCCATCCCACTTATACAATTCAATATAAAATGAAGGAGTACCGCCACCTGATGAAGCACTAAAATATGTTTCAAAATTCCAGTTTCCTGCTGGTATTTCTAATAAATTAGGAACACCTGCATCTGTAATAAACGATTGAATATAACCATTTGTATTAATATTAAAGTTTGTACCCGCTCCTAATATAGGCGTTCTGTCCATTTCTCTAAAAGCAACACCGCCAAAAGTGCCTTGTGAAACTGAACCATTAAGATAGAAAGATAGAGAAGCACCACCACCGCTTGAAGTCGGAAAGTTAGCCAAACTACCATCGCCGCGAACATATTGCGATACTGTGCCTGCGCCTGTAACCGCTATATCTCCACTTGATGTAATAGGACTATTTGTTACTGTAAAAGCACTTGGCATTGTTAATCCGACTGAAGTAACTGTACCACCGCTTCGACGTAAAACTGTTAAAATCCACGTAACACCATTTGCTTTTTTCAATACAACAAAATCACCTGCAAGTAGATTATATGTACTTAAAGTATTTCCGTTATCGCTATCAAGTCTTAAATCGGTATCACCTATTGCGTTAATTGTGGAATCATCTCCTACCGACATAATTATAGTTGAATAGTCAGGGAAAATATTTGTTGAATCGTCAAGATTTAAAGTGATATTATTTCCTTTTAACCACGTAATAAATTTTACTCTATCTTCTACAACAAAATCATATTCAACATCCATTATCTCTTTCATAACCCTATCTTGTACGTTTAAGACATTAGCTAAACTTAACTCGGCATATTTCTGCTCCCAAACTGCTGCGCCTTCTGTTATATCAGTACACTGATAATAAAAAGATATTTGATTGTCTAAATACCAATAAGAACCAACTACAAATCCTTTTGTAACATCATCATTAACTGTCGGTATGCTTATTGCGTATTGCTTAAGTCTAATATTTCCACTTGTTGTTTCAGTCAAATACGCCTCCCCTGCTTCAAATTTCCATTCATAACCAACAGAACAAGTTAAAGCAATACCTTTGTTTCCGCCCGTACCTGCATCAACCGCTCCCTCACTTATTTTAGCACCGTTATCAAAGAATATATCAGCACCCTCATCCATTGTACCACCTGCTAAGGGTAGGAAATCGCCACCGCCTTGAACAGTATTAATATTAATAATGTACTCGTTTGGCTCGGCTGTTATCGTTACAATCGGCTCAATTTTAGTAACGTTTATATCTATAATTGTACTCATACTCTTGTAATATCACATTCAATTAAAAACTCTCCTTTAATATACGTCTTAACATCATTGTTTGCTAACTTCAATTGTATATCATATTGATAATTACCTGCGTCAATATCAATGATTTGTTTATTGATTTTAAAACGACCTTGTGCAGCATTTGTAATAGTTAAACCTGCACTTGAAACCGTTGTTAAATTTAAAGCAATAAGACCGCCACACTCCTCACGAAGTTGCATAGTTAACACACAATTAGTTAAATTTAAAGCTACGTTATCAACTAAAATTTGAAACGCAACTTCTTCAAACGTGTTGCCCTTGTAATGTTGGAAGTTTAATCCTGCCATCTTCTACTTTTTTTAAAAATATTTCTAACTTTTTTTCGTTCTTTTCTTTTGGCTTGTATTGCCTTTTAAATGTACCACCCGCCATAACTTGCATCTTTATCAGGATAAACATCGTTATTTGAATTACTCAAATATTCAGGGAAATCATTTGAATTAAAACACATAAAATCAATAAACCTACGTGTATAATGCTGCGCTGTATCGCGTGCTTTTTCAATTAAAAAATCAACCTCTGATTTATCAACTGTTTGACTATTTTCTGCACCGTGTTTATACACGCCTTTGTTACCGATAATATAAGACGCGTAAGGCAAATATTCAACCATAGTCCAATGAATTACCATCGGTTTAATATAATCGTTTACAAGTGCTAAATATGGCTCTTGCAAATCCGCGTCGAGTATATCCTCACTAATCTTATTAAATAACTTAGTTCCGAGATAATTCTGTATGTGAATATCCTGCGCAATTTTGACAAATTGAATAAATTTATCTACGTCAACGTTCCCATTTAGGGAAGTAAAACGTTTAATATCGTCTGCGCTTACAAAAATTGCTGTTTCCATTATTTTAAAAATCCATTATTAGGCATGTCTACTGGTTTTGTATAAACCAATTTATCATTTACGGGAGCAATATATCCTTCTTTTCTTTGTTCCGATGGTGATACGGTTTGAGCTAACGGACTTGTTATATCTGTTCCCTTTCTTCTGTATGTTTCTCTTTGCCAAGCATGATGACAAGACCCTCCTCCTTTGTAAAACCAAATTGAATATGTATCTGCGCCACCTGCTCCCCATCCTGCATTAACAGCAACTGAATCCATAGCAATTATATCTTCTTTTCGATATAGCTTATTAGCTGCTGTCATTTTTTTGCAAAACTCTCTACTTTTTTCAGTTGTTTGACCTACATAACGATAACGTGTTCTAAAAACTTCGTTATCTTGTTCTGAATTACGTCTTACAAATGATGGAATAATTCGCGCTAATAAAGTTGGTTTATTTGCTTTTTCGATTAGCTTGTCAAGTTCTTGCTCTTTATCGTAGTCAACAAAAGACGCGTCTATTAACTCCCATTCTTCGCCCAAATCAGTTTCTCCTTTATTGATTAATTCAGTAGATATAATATCGTCAACGTCTGTTTGTGCTGCTAATTCTGTTGATGTTGGTTGCGTTGTAAGTTCGCCATCTGCGGTTAATGGCTGCAAAGAAACAAACTGTAAATCCAAAGTTGTTTCTGCTTCGCTTTGAATAATATCTAAACTGTCAAGTATCATTTGCTGAAATGGTTTAATAACCATGTTCTCATAAAGTACATAACTATTTTTTAATTCGTCAGCGTTTGAACTAAATCCCGTTGTTGTAGCTACTCCAAAAAGTAAAGGTGAAGTAACTCCGTGTCCTACCATTATTTTGTGAGTACATTCCTCTGAAAGGTAACGGTAATGGTCCGGCGCATCGTTTAACGGTATGCTATCAACTGTGGTTTTTTTAGTTTCATCTAAGTTAAACGCTACTACAACCTTTTTACCATTTGAACCCGTTAAAGTGCCTTTCACTTTTGATGTAATTAACTCTTGTTCTTCTTCTCCCGGCACACCGTTGTTAAAATTTACAACCGTTGTAGGTGAAAAGCTATTTTGAACCTCATTGATAAGATAATCCGCTATTTCCTCCTCTAACTTTGCGTAAGGTAACGCACCAATATAGTCAATATTTGAGTAGTATTTTTGCCCTACGGTGTAATTTCCACCCGCTAAAATCTGCATTTGACCGCCAAAACCATAGGCAGGGATAGGTTTTGGAGGGAATTTTTTAGTATCTTCCCAATTATCCGAATAAAAATAAGTATCTATTTCGCCTTTTTCATTGCATTTTCCTGCTCTCAATAGCTGAAAAGGCACGTGTTCAACTTGTTTTAATACGCCTTTATTATCATAAATCAATTGAAAGGCATAGTTCCCAAGCAATTTAGCATCTGTAATTACATTTTTCAAACACTCTTTTGATACCAAAGACAAAAACCTAGCGTATTCATTTGGCTTTAAACGAGCATCACGCGCAGTAATTCCTTTACCGTATGATAATTTAACAAAGTTGTTTATAATTGCCGAGTTCGTGGTGCTGCTGTTATACAAGTCGATTAAATAACCGAATTGATTATTTTTATCGCCAAACTCTACCCAGTCTTTTGTTTTGCTTTCTGTAATCTTAGGACTTTTGTAGCTTTCTAACTGAATAAATCTTACATTATTGCTCATTTAGTACAAATTTATTTTCTGTTACCCTTTCGGTATAAATATCTTTATTAATCGTGTAGTCTGTAATACTTTGGTCAATGCATATTATTTGGTCGCGATATATCTCGTTATCAAACTTATCAAACGCCACAAAAGTAAAAGTACTATTTACAGTCATATCAATTTGTACGTTTTTGAGTACATAAAAATAACTGTCTTTAAATATGTAACTTTTGTTAAACGTAAATTCGTCGTTCGTTAAAGTATTGGTAATAACAACGCTATTTACATCGCTGCCTTTTGGCGTAAAGTTGAAAGTGTGTAAACTGTCTTGTAATTGTGCTGTCATCATATACTATTACCGTAAAAAAGTGCTTTTTGTTTTAAATTAAAAAAGGGCAGTAATAAAACCGCCCTTTCTTTCCCAATTCTATAAAATGCTTACGAACCCTCTGTTACTGTAAACCCTGCACTTGTAAGACTTACCCCTAGTAAGTTTGCAGGCGTTGGCTCTTGACCCGTTAAC